TCTCAGAGCTCACCTTTCGGGTGAATTTCTGATAGGCAAGATGGTGAGGGCGTTTCACCACGATGGCCCCCAGCGGTGTGTTCACAACGCGGATAACACCGTGTTCGTCTTCAGCCGCCTGAATATGCGGAAGGTCCCGAGCTTTGTGCTCTTCGAAGCGGACCTTCCGCTCGAGCTCGCGGAGCTGTTCACGCTCGCTGGCCTTCGTCTCGAACTCGCTCGTCTTCGCTTTCGCCTGCCTCATGCGCTCGAGCAGCGCTTCGCGCTTCTCGTCGACGGAGGCGGTATTCGTCTCGTCCATTCGTTCTTCTCCTTGGCTCACTCCGAGAGCTTCGCCCTCACTGCGGCATCCTTCGCCTCAAGAACCTTTCGAAGAGAGACCGTGCGCTCAGCGCACCGCGGCAGTGTCCCGTGAATGTGCTCGGCGAGCTCACAGAACGGCCTCGAGACCTCCTGCAGATGCGCGGGGAGATGCTCGAAAACGAACCATCGCATGATGTGGTCTCTTTCCATCGCTCATCACTCCTGATAGAGAGTCTTGCCGTTGCGGATAATCCCGAAGGTGCTCCATTTGAGCTCAACCGTCAGGACGTCGCCGCCCTCTTCATCAGAGGACCCATCCTCGACAAGACGGCACTCCTCGAACTCGACCGTGATTGGCTCGTCGTCGGGCTCAAGATACTGGAGCACGATCGGCACTGTCACCACACCGTAGGACGTCCCGTCGCCGCGGTCCGCGAGCATGTCGCGGATGGCTTGCGCCGTGCTGGTCTGGACCTTCATCACGACTTGCTCGGCCGAGTACTTGCCGCGACTCTGAGCCCGGGGGCGTTGCGCCTTCCCCATGCCGTAGCCGAAGGCTGTCTCGAGCTTGTCACTGTAGGAGATCGACATTACGCCACTGTAGCGCTCGCCGTCGATCTTCAGCTTCGTGGAGCCCCAGCTGTGGGCGATCCCATTGATTCTGATCTCGTCACTCATCAGACACCTCTCGCCTGAAGAGCCGGGTTCGTAAACCCGATCTCAACGTCGATGTACTCGGGGTATGCCAGCGGGATGACACGGCACGAGCAATTGAGGGTGGAACTCGTCAGCAGGTTGTCAGTCCTGCTCAACGTGAAACTCACACCGGAGGCCTTTGGCTTCGCTCGAAGCGCCGCTCGGAGTCTCGCAGTTGCACCGGCTTCGATCTCGAGGGCCTCTTCTTCCAGGATGTAGCCCGTGGTCGAGTTGACCAAGATTTCCTCGTTCACCCGCTCCTCGAGATAAGACCGAACGACGGTTTTCGCGAGGTTCAGCACCCTCCTATGCGGGATGAGCTGGAAGTCACTCGTCGGCGTCGACAAGATGCGAGGCCTGTTGATGTAGACCCCAGGACGTCCTTCCCATGTGCGGAGCACGAGGAACCGCAGATCATCAAGGCCGGGGTTCGTGCTCTCGTCGTGGTCGTCGGGGTTGCCGTTGCTGTCGGTCAAGATGCAACCGCTCATGCGACCGACCTTGACGTTGGCCAAGTTGACCTCTTGCGATGCGACAGCGTGTGCCGGAGCGACCCACCAGCTCGGGGGCCGGCGGTACTGACGGCCACTGACACCGGAGATGCACTTCACCTCACCGGCGCAGACCGCCCCGTAAGTGGTCGAGAGGTCTTCATAGATGGTCTCGAGTGCGGTCACGTAAGCCGCTTCAGTCTCAGCAGCCGTCGGCGTGCCGTCGGCCTGCGTCGGCACCCTTGTGTGACCGATCCACATGCGATCCTTGCCGTAGTCCGCCATCCCCTCAACAGCGTCATCAACGGCAGCGAACAACGTCGCGTCGAGTGCGCCGCAGATTTCGACGATCTCCCAGAGCTGCGCTGTCTTCCGAAGCGCTGTCAGCGCGGCCGTGATCTCAGACGCATTAAAAATCGGGGCAACCGCACGGCAGGTGATGACGTCACCAGCAACGAGGGTCTCCGCATCAGCGCCGAGCGTGATGGCAACCGGAGTCAGCGAGGTCATGCCCGTGCCCGCGAACTCGACATCGAGCGTAGAACTCGCCAACGTGGTTTCGGCCGACTGCGTTCTCCCGCCGTCGACGCTCCACTTGTAGGTGATGCCGCTCGCCCCATCGTCGTCGAGGGTCCCACCGGTGACGATTTCGATATGAAACTCGTAGTCGTCGTTTGGCTCGTCAGACCCGGAGGATGTCGGGGTAGCCGTTCCGGTCCCCGTTAGGAGTGGCGTTGTGAGCGTCCCCGCGGTCGTGTGAGCTGTCATCACGCAGAGCACCGGGCGGCCGAATTTTGTCACAGCGTAAGCCGCGGCTTCGACCAAAGGGCCCGCGCCGAAAGCTGCTTCGATGTCGGACACACGAGCGAACGCTGCCGGAGTGTTCACCGACACCGTGCCACCAGTCGCAGGCCCGACAACGGCGAGCAGCGCCCCCTCAGACGGGGGGAGAATACCCAATGCACCGTCAATCTCTGTCATATCAACCGCAGGTTGCGTCATTGTCAGACCTCATCGAGCGAAGGCGCGTCAAAGACCTCGCCCGTGTTCGATGTCGTTTCATCTCTGTCAGAATCGAGCTCGATTTCGACCTCGGCGTCGACGTCTGCCGCCGCCGTATAGGCAGTGTCCGGGATCTTCGCCTGCACAGTGCAGACAGCGCGAAGCGTCGCACCATACCGACGGGCGGAACGATCCACCATCCACGCCGTCGACTTGATGGTCAGAAGGTTTTTCACCGACAGATACGCTGCCCTAAACCAAGCGTCGAAGATAAGCCGAGTGGCCTTCCACTGCTTGAGCTCATTCTCAAGGTCGGTTGCGTCTCGACCTTCGACATAGATCGTGAAGGTCTCGAGCATGGTCCCGATGGAGCGGGGATTTCCACCCGGGGAATGGGCTCCTTCAACCTCTCCAGCCGAGCCGGAAGGGTCACCGGGCACCCAACAAATCCTGTTCTGTTGCCCGCCCCGATGACGAGGCTCTCGCCAACCGAAGCTGTTCGGCACACCCGTTGAATCCGCAGTGAATTGCGTCACAACGTCGCCGTAGAGTTTCTCGAGTGCGAGGGTATCAGCCATCACGAACCGCCCATGATCATGCGAAAACGCCGCTGTGCGACGTCCGTAATGACTTTGACGAACTGCTCCGGAAGACCGAAACCTGCCCGGGGTAGGATTGGTCTCCCGACCTTCCCCTTCACCTGCCCATAGTGGTGTCGGGCCTCAATGCCCCGAAGGGCCATGATGACCTTCGTGCCGATGGCGGCCACACCGAGAGCTCTGGCAGCATTCGCGAGCGGGGGGTTTCCTTTTTGCGTCGGCTTCCACGGGGTACCGTCGGGACCCTGAGAAGCCGAAATGTTTGACTCGATCTCGGCACGGAGCTCTGGAGCGAGATCGGCTGCGATCGTCTCAGCCGATTGGCCGAGCTTCCGCAGTTTCTCGATCATCCGCTCCATCGCAACGCGCCCGTCAGACATCGCCGCTCCCCCAACCGTCTTCGTCTTCGTCGCGCCCGTAATACTCCTGCACGTCCATCCCTACGTAGGGAGACGCCTCAGAGTAGCCGTAGGGCTCTCCCTTCGAGATAGCCGATGCGTCAGCCGCGTCCGCGATAGGAAGATCAAAGAGGCCCTCGTTGGAATCGGCAGCCTCTTTGATTTCCTCTCGAGCTGCTTTCGCGTCTTCTTCGATGGAAACAAACTGCTCGTCGGTTGCATCGACCCCGCGCTTTTTCAGGAGCATAGGGTCCATGATGCGAGCGACCCAATCACAGACCGCGTCAGGGTAGGGAGACGAGAAAGGAACCGAATATCGCTTACGCAGCCGGGAGTCTACCACGCGAGAGATAGACCTAAGCTTCCGATCGACCCAGCCTGCCTGTACGGTCTCTACGTCGTCGATGTCGACAGCGGGAAGGACCGAGTAAAGCTTGTATTCGCTGAGGTCGAGGTAGCTCACGATTCCCCCCGCTTGCGGAGCATTTTCGCCGCTCGCTCAAGAGCTTCCGGGGAAACTCCCGACTCGATGACGAACGCCCCGAGCTCACTCACCAGGGCATCACCAAGACGTCGAGGGTGGTGCCACCGGATCGAACGCGGCCCGACGTCGAGTTTGACACCGAGCAACGCACACCGATCCACGTCGTAGCCAGCCCTCTCGAGTCGACGAAGCCGAGCTTGCTCCACTCCGTCGACCTTTGCAGACTTTGGCTTCGGCTGCTTCGGGGACGCACCCCCCGACTCCGGCTTAGCGGCCGAAGTCGAGGGCTTCGTCTTTTTCTTCGCCTTGCTCATCAGCTCACGTCCACCCGGAAGAGCATGTAGGGATGACCGTAGCCCACAGCGTTTCGCCCTTGGCTGAGCCACTGGAGCTCTCGCTCCCGAGCCAGCTTCGACTCGGCCTCAGGCCCGTGGTAGAGCACCGAGAAAGGCTCACGGGTCTGGTAGACCAGAGCACCAAGCTCATCATCGGCGGCCACTTCGCTGGCCACGATGTAAAAACTCGTGTCAGAGCCTGTGTTCCCCGAGGGAGCCTCATAAGAAGCACCAAGCTCGGGGGCCACGATGGGTTGCTCGAGATTCATGTCCCGAATCGCTGCCTCGACGTCTGCACCGCCGCCGCCGCTGGTCGCAGCCTGCGCGATGAGTGAGGCGTTTGTGAGCTGCATCACCCTGAACCGGAGAGCCGGTGGATGGAGGATCGCTCGCATCTGAAGATTCCTGGGGTCCTCACCGTTAGGCATCTTGATCTCGGAGATGTACGCGCGAATGCGGGCCAGGTTCTCCAGAGCTGCTTCCAGAGTCACCGCTTCGTCAATGCGCGTTGCGTCGCCGACGGTGGTCGGGTTCAAGATGTTCGAGAAGGTGCCATCCCCGGAGTCCACACCGTTGACGTAGTGCCCGTCGTCG